ACCGCCGCATCAGTGTTCAGAGCGCTGTCGAACACCTCAACGTAGCGCACTGTCTGTCCGTTCACCTCCCGGCGGACCAGAGCGTAAACCACATCGTTAGAATCCGACGGGATGCAGGCCACCGACTCATACGCGCCGTCGGTCACCTGGCGGGACCATGCAATGACGTCCTGCGCCCGGTCGATCGCCATCGTCACCAGAACGCCGTCGGCCCGTACCAGCCAGGCGAACGCATCCGGCTGCTGCTGGTAGGCCATGTCTATCACGCCGCCGCGGGTAATATGTTCTGACAGGACGGTCAGGTCATTTGCGGAATACGCGACGTAGCTGTCCGGATCGTAGGCCACGGCATACAGCTTGAGGCTGGCGCGCTGGATAAACATGATTTCGGTACCGACGCGCACCGGGCGGATGCTGTTGCAGCCGTAGGGGCTCGGGTTTTTAACCGATATGTTGGTCGGGGTGATCGCTGCATCGTTGCTGGCGGTAATGGTGAACTCCCCGCCGTACGTCAGGGCGACCAGCGTGTTCATCTGTGCCAGGTGCACAATCGGGTTGAGCTGGTCAGATGAAACGGTAAACGACATAGCGTCGTCGTCGTCCGTGCCCAGCTCGAATGACAGGTATACGCCCGTTTCGCTGAACCAGACGGTTTGCGGATAGCGTGGCGAACCGGCCAGGACCAGACGCTGCTGATACAGCGTCACCGCGCCGGGATAGCCGTAATCGTCAGTCCAGACAGTATCCTCACGTGTCCACGACCCGGGCGATGCGGGCTGCGTGGCTGTCAGGTCGGTACGGATAACGCCCGTTGCCGTTTGCGCATCGGTGACGCTGGTAATTTTTACCAGCCCCTCATTGATGCGAATGTAAGACCCAACGTCGGCAGCGACCCAGCCAGCGCCAGAGAATGGTGGGTTATCCTCGTATTCGTCGTCCTCGTTCTTCTCCGGCTCCGCGTCGCTCAACGTCAGCGTGATTTCCGATCCGACAAACTCCTTAACTGATGGCCTGCACCACTTCTGCGGCGTGTCGCGTATTTCGTCGAATGGCTCTACCTCGAACGGCGCAGGCTCCAGAACCCAGTCGAGCTGCCCGCGGCGCTGAAGGCGCTGCGGCTTCACTGACTCGTGTACCAGGAACATGGTGTCGGCGCCCTGTACGTAATTCACAGACGGCAGCATAGCGGCGGTGTACGGACTTGCGATTTCATACGGCGTGCCGTTACCGTTAACCAGCTGCCGGCCGTTCTGATAAATGCGCATGTAGCCGTCGCCAAATTCCAGCATATAGGCCTGCGAACGGTTGAAGACGTAGGGGATCAGCCGGGCGCGGCGATCGCCGTATTTCGCGGCGGCGGCAAAGCGGGTTCCCGGGCGACGCATTACTCCGCCCTGCACCACCACCACGCCGTTTTCTATCCTTTTGGCGCCGTTGGCATAACGCGCAATGTCCACGCGCCCCATCAGCCGCGGGGAAATCTCGCCGGCGGTGAAGTTGGTTTTAATCAGGTTAGCGCGCATCAGAACCTCGATTCATAGGTCGGATAGCCGCCCAGCTCTTCCGGCGGGTCTTCCTGGCCGTCGATAGCCTTGGCACGACGCAGGCGGTATTCAGCCTCCTGATTCAGACTGTCGCGCAGGCTTGCGGAACCGGTAACGGCGTAAGCCAGACGGGCCGCCATCATCGACTCGGCCAGGTTAACGAGTGAGGCGTCCCAGGAGGATTCGTCCTCATTGCGCCAGATATAGCGCAGGTAAATCACGTTCTGGTTGGCCTGCAGGCGGTTGCCTTCGATGCGGTACGGGATATCGTCGTAGTCACGACCAACGGACAGGATGCGGATCAGGTCACCGGGGAGCGGAAACGAATAGCTGAAATCGAATGCGGGTGCCGTTGTGGACGGGGAAAGCACAACGCGCTTAACGGCGCAGTTCCAGGGATGCAGGCGCAGCAGGTCGTTGCGCAGAGTCGGGTACAAATTGGAGCATAGCCGGGCGTGTTCGGTGGCCTCGTCAAACGAGTTTATCGGGTGCGCGCCGAGCGCCAGGAGGGCGTTAGAGCAGATTGATACGCTGGATGCCATAGCAATACCTCAGATGAAAAAAGGCCGGGGGCAAACCCCGGCAAACACCAGCGGCTTATGCAACAAAATCGATGGCTACGACTTTCTTCTCGTTGGCGCGGCCAGCGCCATAGGACGCATCAACAGAGATCTGAATGGTGTTGTTCTTATCGCGGCGCGGCCCAATATCGACGCTGTACTCTTCGCCGGTACCGAAATGCACGGCAGACTTACACCAGGCGGCAGCGGTCTTGGTGGTCACCTCCGGATCGCCATCGGTCACAGAGTCCAGCTTCTCGTAAGCCAGCCACTTGAAGCCGAGCCAGTTACCGGAAACCGCACCTTCCTGCAACATCTTTACGGCCATGAAGTCGGCAGAGGTCAGCGTGGTGTCGCTGAGGATCTGCGTCAGCATGTCGGCGTTGTAGGTGATGAAAAGCTCTTCGCCATTCTGCTCGTCGCACTCGTTGCGGCGGAACATCGCCTTAGCTGCGATCAGTTTGGCTTTGGTCATGCCGGTGCCGCCCGCAACGATTTTCTGCGAGGCGGGCAGCGGTACCGCAGCGAACGCGCCCGTATTGGACGTTTTGCGCATCACCGGGTCGAGCAGGCCGCGGTAGATCACATCGTCTTTTTTGCGGTTGGCCGCGGACAGCGTGAGCTGCAGATACGGTCCCTGCGGGTCCGCAATCAATTTACGCAGGTCGCGTTTCTCGACAGGCACGAAAACGCCGTAGTCGGCCATGAGCGCGTTGCGCGTACCAGCTTCGGGCAGATCCCATACCGTATCGCCAAATCGCTCAGTGATTTGGTTCATCTCGATGGTGCCCATGTCGTTGATCGTGAACGACGCACCAGTGATGCGGCCACGGTCGTGAACGGCGCCCTGCAGTCGGCTGTCCTTCTGCTGAGACGCGATCTCGAACGAGTCATGGAACTGCGTGACAAACGCCGCGGTGATCATGTTTTTATTTGCATCAAAAGGCATAACAATCACTCCAAAATATTATCGCCTGCGGGGTATCGGTTTCCCGGCCCTGTTATCACAATGCGATTGGCGCTGACGCACTGCGGGAGAAATCAGGTATCCGGCGTCCCCGCCGGGCTGGTTGTGGAGGGATTTTCAGGCAAGAGTGCGGTCGGAATCCCGACCAAATGAAAAAGCCAGCGGGTTAGGCTGGCTCTGTGTAGGCAGGAATACTTAGCAGTCTCCATCCGGACGGGCCACCGCACGACATCCCCACATGCAGGCTTCCTGCATTTTTGTGGTCGCCAACGCAGCGCTACGATAAGCAGCGGTGCGGTCAGAGAGCGCGGGGTCCTGCGGTAACAAATCCATCTGAATATTTCGCAACTCGCGAATAAAATTTCGACTCAGTTCTTTTAGGCAATTCATTGCTGCGATTTCTGCATCGCTTAATTTTCTATAGCCTTTCACGGTACTGCCATCCTGCGGTTTTGCTTCGCTCATTGGTCTTTCCTCGGGTTATGTTGCTGTGACATGTCACGCGACGGTCTGGTCGCCGTAGGTTTTTTGATAGTACGCCTTCACCTGGGCAGAAACGCGCTCATGGTCGGCGTGCTTCGGGTTCATGTAGGCGTCTGACTTCATCAGGTCGCGGATTGACTGCTGCTCCTCCAGATTGATATCGCCGCCCGCCGGTGCGTCCTCCTGCATTTCCGCGCCGACTTTCGCGAGCATGCGGATCACCATTGGGTTATTGCCGATCGCGTCGATGTCGTCACCCGGCCCCGCCAGGGAGTTAAACGCGCGGTACGCCAGGCTGATGTTTTGTTTAAACTCGGCGTCGGTCTTCCACACCTCGCGCAGAGATGTAGAGGCTGACTCCGCGTCCAGTTCAGCCGCACCGTTCGCCAGCTCAGGGGCGCGCTGTGCGTACTCGCCAAGGATGAACGACATCTGGTCGTTAGTGATGCCCTTAGCATGCGCCGTCTTCATGAATGACTGCATACGCGGATCGGCTTTGAACTCATCCCAGTTAAACCCCTCGACCTTCACATCCGGGGTGTAGTCATCAGCCGTTTTCGGCGGCGTGCCGACGCTGCCCAGGCGTTTCTCCAGCGACGTATGAGCATCCGCCAGTTTGCGGGCAGAGCCTGCGATATCGACTTTTCCATCCGCGCCCATAACGCGATATTTCTCAGGTAACCACCCATCTTCGCCCTGGCCCTGACCATCCGCGCCGGTGCTGAGCAGCGAGCCGCCAGCAGGAGTACCAGCATTAGCATTCTGAGTACCACCATCATCGCCAGCATCACCACCTCCCGCATTGCCCGCCGGCGCGTCGGCGCCCTGCTCGGCGTTCATGAATAAGTGCTTAATCTTCCACATCGTCGTTTACTCCGTCTGCTCTGTTGATCTGCATCAGAATGAAATCGAGCACGGAACGCTGCCCGGCCCGGTAACACGTTTCGCGGTCGCCCTCGGCGCCGCCGGGGACGTATGCCGCCCGGCCAAACCGGCGGGTCAGCTCGTCGAGCACCTGCGGGCCGCCCGCCATTTCCTCGAAAACCCGCTTATAGTCCGCGGGCGATACCTGTTTGTTGAGCGCCATCAGCCCCCCGCTACCCGTTGGCCTACAGCAGCGCCTACCTGCTGGCCTGCTGTGGTTGCCGCCTCACTTCCCGCCTGCATCATCAGCGCCTGACCTGCCTGCTGCTGCTGCGCCTGCTGGCGCTGCTGCCGCAGATCGGCCACCGCGTCAGCGCTCCTGATAACCTTCGCCGGTACGCCCAGGGCATCGGCGACAACGCGCGTGGCTTCATCGGTGTCCACCAGGTCAACAACGTCCTGGCTGATTGCGGCCATGTTCGCCACGTTAGCGCCCAGGCGCTCGATTGCCGTCACGTCCTCCAGCTGCTGCGCGCGGGCCAGCGGTGAGATGTAGCGCACGTTGAAGTTAGCGTTCTGCAGGCTTTCCGGCGGCTGGCTGAATACGCCGGCGCGAAGTGCAATACCAAAACAGCGCTGGACGAGCGGCTGCAGGTATTCAGCCTGAAATCGTCCGTAGACCGGGCCGAGCAGCTGCCGGATCAGCGCCACGCGCACATGCACCTCGGTAGCGGTCATGGCCGGGCCGTCCTGCGGCTGCAGCTGGTCGGCCATCATGATTTTGCGTATGGCGGCCTGCAGTCGCTCTTCCGCCGTGAACGCGACGTTGAAGTCGGAGCCGGTGAGAAGCGGCTTCATGCTGTCGGTGCTGTTCGCCACGATGATGCGGCGCGGACCGACTTTGACCGTGCGCGGGTTGAGTACGCCGTCATCCTCGGCAATCCACATCCCGGCGATGGCCAGGTCCTGGGCGGCCTTCTCCATACGCTTGGTTTCGTTCAGCTCCTTGCAGTCCGGCAGTGCGTCGTATACCGGGCCGATGCCGTACGCGCCACCCGGAATTTTCATCCAGCGCGGCACGCAGCAGGGGAACTCGTGATAGCCAGACTCGCGCACTACCTGCCTGTTGCTGATATCGACGTTGAACGATGCAAAGCGCATGTTGCGCGCCAGGCGGGCGTTAACCACGTAGCTTTCGCGAGGGAAGATAGCGTGCAGGAAATCAAACTTGTCGTCCGGCTTGTTCTTCGCTGCGTCGATAATTTTGGTGCTCACCTTGTCCTTGCCGAACTCCTTCACGGCCTGCTCGGCGGTCAGCTGGTAGCGGCGGTATACCGTGTCCACGATGCCGTCGCGGCGGGTGGAGGTGACGAACACCTGCGACAGCGGCCACTGCTGGAACGTGTAGCCGCCCTCTTCCCGGTCCTCGTCGATGTACAGCGCGAACCAGCCGGCGCACACCACGTCGAGATTGGCCTCGTAGCCCTCGGCGTCGAAGTTGGCCGCGTGAATGTTCTCCCACACCAGGGTGGCGCACTCCGACAACCACGCCTTGGCGTCGTCCGGCAGCGACTCGCTGTCCAGGTTCAGCCACTGAGCATTGGCCGGGGTCATCCCCGACATAAGCGCAGAGGCCAGCATGCGGGCGCTGTCGGTGGCCGTGCCGTCCAGCAGCTTCGCCACCTTGTGCTTAGCGCTCTGGGCGTCGAGCACTTCCTCAGAGAATCCCGCGCCGCGCAGCGGATAGGTGTAGTCGTAACACTCGCGCCAGACGCTTTCGTGCTGCTGCCTGCTGGCTTTCAGCGTGTCCAGACGCTTAATCAGCTTTGCGGCCACGTTATCCATCAATCACGCCCCTAACGTGTTTTTCTGCGCCTGAGCGCCGGTAGACAGCAGCGAGCTGCCGGAGTCGTCAGCGCCTTCTGCGCCGCTCGCCAGCAGGGACGAGCCTTTCTTGCGCTTCTTACGCGCTGCCGCGTCGGCGTTCGCCGCTTTGGCCGCTGCGTCTGCCGCTGCGTCTGCCTCGGCCTGCGGGTCGGTCTGTACGACCTTGGGTGCTCCACCTCCACACATGCGATGCTCCTTAGCCTGATATGTGCCAGCCGTGCTCTGTCAGAACGGGCTTACCGGCGGCGGGTTGTTTCTTGCCCTCTTCGTTCGTCACGTAGCCGTGCGGCGCAGCAGGTGCTGCCGTGGTGGCTTTTTTGACGAGCTGGAGGAATTCGAGGCAGTTAGTTAGCGGATGGTCAACAACATCAGTGAACCCGTATTCTTCAAAACGCGCGATGATGGCGGCGCCCTGCTCGTTGATGGTCGCCAGCAGCGCATTGCGCTCGTTCAGCGATGCGTCGTCGAGCAATTCGCCCACGCGTTGTTCAACGGTGGCCTGCTGCTGACCGACTGCGGATTGCGCGCCGGTAGCGCCCTCATTGGACGCTGCTGATTCCTGGCCTGGTACTTCGACGGTTTTTTTTGGTCGTGCCATTGCGGTGGCTCCTGTGAATCATGGAGCCTGTAGTGTGCGCAGGGCCGGCGGTCGGGATCCTGACCAAATGAATTTTTGTTAAAAAACGGCCCTATTTAACATAATGACCGTTACGCGCACCA